GGGTTCGAATCCGACCCTCTCCGTTTTTCTCATTTAACCCCACACTTCGTGGGGTTTTTCTATAGCTTAACGATAGGCGTTGCTTATAACCCCACAATGAATCAAATGAACGTTCAAGAAATGACGGATAGACTTAAGCGTCTGTATCCGCGAATTTCAGCTACAACAAAGCAGAACTGGGACAAAGCAATTCGTGGCATCAATCACTTGAATGTGAAGGATGTAACTGATGATGTAGCCCTGGAGTATCTGGAGTGCAAAACAGAAGAGTGGAGCGAGAGCACAGTCAAATCTCGCATCTCAGCACTCAAAGGTATCTGGAATAAAGCACGGAAGAAGAAGCTGTATAAAGCTGAAAACCCTTGGCTTGACTTGGATGATGGACTAGAAATCGCTAGGCGTGATCCTGAGTTGTATCCATGGGAGTTTTACGAGTATTACCACGAGGATCCATACTTCGTATGCATGTGGTATTCCGGTCTAAGGATTAGTGAAATTGCCGGTATCTATCCAGAGAACATTCATATGAATGCAGACATCCCTTACTTTGATATAAAGCGTCAGCCAAATAGGTTGCTGAAAAATCCCTGCTCCATTAGGCAGGTTCCTATTCACCCTGCTTGTGAGGCGTATGTAGAACGATTGTATTTCTCAAAAGCTAAACGACCGGGTGCTAGCTGGAGTTATAAGTTTGGAAAAAACTTAGGGCTACCTGCAGGGGATGCAGCACACTCACTCAGGCATAGTTTGACTAGCAGGATGAATGAGGCTGAGATAATTGACCGTGTTCAAGATGCAATACTTGGGCATGGTGCCAAGACGATGACAGCTAAATACGGCAAAGTTACTCTCAAAACTAAATACACAGCGATACAAAAAATCAAATAAAGTATAGATTGATTCATAGGATTGTATGGCGAAGAAGAAAAAGAACAAGGAATTCACTCCGCCAAAACGTAACTGTGACGGCTGCACTGCATGTTGTGAAGGTTGGTTATCGGCAGAAGCCCTTGGCAAACGTTTCTTTCCCGGCCAACCTTGCCATTGGATGGGGTGCAGTGGTTGCACTGTCTATGAAGACAGACCTAAAGTTTGCTCAGATTTTCAGTGTGCTTGGAAAGATACACACTATTTACCAGAGTGGTTCAAGCCATCACAGTCAAATGTCATTTGCTTATGGCGCAAGTGGAAGAACCCAGAAGATTGCACTGAGGGAGATGCGGGTGGCGTATATCTATCAGTGTCAGAGATGGGCGAAAGAATATCGTCACAGTGCTTGACCTGGTTAAACAATTACGCAGCAGCACGACAGCTTAATGTGAAATATGAGCTAAACGGCAGGTGGCATTGGATGGGGACAGACTCATTCTGTGCTTGGTGCTCTGCTCCTCAGCAGTAACCACAAAACCACAGTAACCACACTACTATCTATAAACTGCATAATAAATACTTTAGTAGGGGGGAATAAAGGGATAGGTTTATAGGAAATAGCGCGGTTTAGCGTGGTTAGCGTGGTATAAAAAATAGAGCCAAATATGATTCAGTAAGTAGTTAGACTGATTGCAAGTTCCTAATAAGAACTCTATGGGATACGCAGAAGATTGGGGGGAACTTATGTTCGACCTCCGATGCCTTAATAAAGGCTCCGCCAAGCGACAGTTTAAACAATCAATTCGATATGCTTTTGGAGGTTTATGTGCTTACTGCAGATGTAAAAGGGCTACAACGATAGACCATTTAAAACCTAAGAGTAGAGGTGGAGAAGACTTAAGGTCAAACTTAGTTCCTGCCTGCCGTGAATGTAATCACTCCAAAGCTAGTGAATTATGGCTACCCTGGTATCAACGGCAAGAGTTTTACTCTGATGTTGCACAAGAACTAATTGAAGAATGGATTGCTAACAAACGCTTAGACATTGAGGATTATGATGAACGAACAATTAACAATCGAACAACGGTTTGCTTTACAGCGAGCACGATACGAAGCAACACGAATGAGCCGACCTGCTCTAGAAAAGACAGTCGTTCGATTGCTACGAGCACGAATGGAACAAAAGAACGGTGTTCAGCAGATGCTGATGACGAACGGAATCTTGTTCAAAGTAGATGAGATGCAGAGTGGTCTCCCTGAGATTATTTCAGAAGAGACCTTCATCGACCTGCTGACTATGCAAGATGACAGTCTGCCTTCAAGCATCGATGACGTAGGTTATGAAGATGATGATATCGATAACGACGGTCTCGCACTCTTCTAATATCTATTAGACTGCGAATAGTTAATTAGTTAATAATGATTGAATACGCACTTGGCCCTATCGTTGCTGCACTGATAAGCCTCACGTATAGCAGAGTAGGACAGAAGCAGCAGGAAGCGAAGCTGGCACTTGCAGAAGCAAGGATTGAAAGAGTTGAAAAGGCTGTTGAGATTATTGACAAAGAAACTCTTAAAAAAATGATGGCAACTATTTCGCCAGTAGCTAAGGCGGTGATTTCACTGCAAGAAGCTGTAGGTGTTCAGTGAGAAAAGTGAGCTTACTAAAAATATTTAAGGCATACAAGGAGCCTCATCAGCTAGCGGCAATCACGATGCTTGAGCACGCTATGCCAGATGAATTACTGCAAAGAGATTCAGAGTGGATCACTTGCTTCTTTGCAGAACCTGACGCTAAAGAGAGCGCCTATAATTAAAGAAAGAGCTAAATAAAATAGTGTCAAATACTAGGACAGACAAAGTTGATTTAAGACGGCTGTCTGATCAAGACAAGCACGACTTCCAAAAAGGCGGTGGACACGGAGAGCAAGTATCAGCGTTAAAGCGTGCGCGTTCCTATCAAGGGAATATGGCATATAACGCTAAGCGTCAGCAAAAAACTACGTCACAAACGCCTGGAACTGGTGGCATCTCACCAGGAATTGGTATGCAGCAGGAACGCTACCGTGAGATTGGTCAGGAGAATGAGAGAGCTAAAGGCAATCGCCCTGACATGGATAATGCTATTTACGATATCTACAGTTAAATAAAAAAAAGAGCCTCCATTAGGAGACCCTTGTTAATTAAGAATCAGAAACGGAAGGTAGCACCAACCTTGGTACCCAATGAGAGGGTATCCACGTCAAACTCTTGGTCGGCGGTGATGAAGGCGACTTCACCGTAGACTTCAACGCTTTCTGAGACATCGGCAACAACTCCAAGTCGGCCAGACACTTCGGTCGCTAGGTCTTCATCTTCAATAGAGACGAATGCAGGACCAGCCTGTACATAAATGGTAGCGTTTTCACCAGCTTCAAATTCGTAACCAGCATGGACTTCAGTCACAGCGCCTTCGAAGTCGTTACCAACCCAGCCTGCGTTGTTCTCGACATTGGCATAAGGGCCAGCGAAAGCAGGGGCAGACAATGCAGACAAAGCTGCAACAGCAAGAATAGTTTTCATAATAAAAATACGTGTATGTATAGCGATTAATACTTATCGCTCTAATTATTATATGTTATAAAGAAGCAAAAAAAGACCTCCCGTTAGGGAGGACATACACTTAGTTATTTGGTATAACAGCAGCCTCGATAAGTGAGGATGATTTCGCTGTTCTCAAGACGGCGTAGCTCTTTCTGAGCTCGCACCATAGTATTGCGTGCATTCTCAATTGCACGTGCTTCGATTTTAGTCATTGGAAACTCCATAGTGAGGTGTAGTTTCCCGTTCCTTCCCGCCAATCGTGCGGTACTTGCGTCCCCTATGTGAGGGGATGAACGTATTTATATTGTAGCTAGTAACTTAGCAAGTTGCTTTCGGTAGTCACTAACGTTATGGTCTGCGACACGGTCAAACATTTCTTCATCCTCATCTGCCAAGTTAATCTCAGGTGATGGATGGATGTAACCAGCAAAGTATGGTGGCGTTGTAGGAACAATATCGTTGCCGTGCCTGTAACGATACTGCTCTAAATCTTTAATACGGTTGCGTAAGGTGCGACCACCAGGACGTGGTGACCCGAAAGTAACAAGGATTAAATCTGAGAAACGGCTTTGCAGTAAGTCAGCAAGACAGGCAGCAGTAGCACCACCTAATGAATGACCTGTAAGTACGAGTGTCTTGTCGTCATCAAAGTCGTGACCTGATGCTATTGACTCAACTAATGTGCGCTCTGCATTAGACTTAAAGCCACGATGCATCCCGTTGTTACGGAAGAGGAACTTAAAGTTAGTAATCCAATCAGTCTTCTCTTTGGTCCCTTCAACAGCAAAGATTTGAAAACCAGGAATGCTTGTATCAAAGACGTAATCTAATTCGTCAGAATACACACGCTCGCATAGTTCAGCACACTTGTTTAGGACAAGTTTAGTTTGAGCATTCATTATTAGTTAGCACACTAATTCTATTTTAGTGTGACTAATATCTAATGAATTTAATAGAATAGTAAGATATTAGTTGTGCTAGTAGTTATGAGACAAAGACAGAGAAATAGGGCAACTGAAGAGTATGTTGCAAGGCAACAGGTAAATGCAATTGGCGGTGGGTTAGAACTTAATGACTTGCTTAAAATTATTGATGCTAAAGGTGGTGACTATTACAAAGCAGAGTTAAATCCAAGGGAAGGCTGGCGAGAAGCTTACGATCACTTTGGGATGACAGGTAAAAGAGAAACATTGGATATGCAGGATGAAATCATTTCAGAGATGCGTAGTTATTATGGCTTAGGAGATACTGCACAACGAGCCGCTGATCCTGTTGTTAGACCAACAGTAAGCATGGATGCTCCAATGAGAGATCCTGTAATTGATGCGCCGCCACCACAGCCTCCTACCAATCCTCAAGCACAAGCTTACAAAGATGATGCAGTGCAGCAGGTGCTCCTTACTCAAGGTGACGCAGTAGGCGACAGTATGCGTGAGTTTGATAAGCAGAACAATAGGGAATTTAGAGATAGTGCTCTGCTAGCTGCCTTAGGTTTAGGTGGTGGTGTGGGTATTGGACAGGCGCTTCAACCTGATGAAGAAGAGGCTATTGCTCTAAGTCGAACATAAACTCAAGCACACATCCATGTAGGTAAGGCTTGAGTGCTATCAGCAGCTCTTGATCAGCTTGGCCCTGCCCTGTCCATTTCTCTAGTGTGAAATCAACAGCAAAAGATAGCGCTCGTATTGAACGCTCATCGCATGTAAGTGTGACTAGCTTCTCATTCATAGATAATATTATATCTAATGAGTTGCTGCCCAGTTAGGACCACTGTCTGCTGCTGCAGTGATAGGCACACGGAACTTGTAATACTGACCAGCAATAGGTGCAGCATTTACTAAAAGCTCTTTTACCCTATCAACCTCTTGGGGTATGACTGATAGTTGAACTTCATCATGCACGTAGGCGCAGCGGGTGTAGTCATGGTCATATACAAGACCTGCTTGGTCGAGTAAATCCTGTCCGACAACTACGAATCGCTTACTCAGAATCGCACCGCAGCTTTGCAATAAGTAGTTGAGTGAAGCGTGTTCTGCTTTACAGAAGATAGGCCGACCGTCTAACCCACGCAGACGTCCGGTAGAGCGCACCTTCTGCTTGACAGCATCAATCAGCGGCTCTAGTCCTGGGATAGCGTCAAGGAACTTACGTCGCAGCTCCTGTCCTAGCTGCTTCTTCTGTCCGTCAGAGTATTCAGGGTGAAGACTATGGCCTAGCTTCACATCACCTGCACCGTATATGAACGCATAAGTGATGGTCTTAACTTCTTTACGTGTGCAGCCAACACGGTCAGCATTCTGCTGATGAATGTCACCATGGACGACAACGTCAGCGAAAGCACCCTCATCGAAGACTGAAAGGTAATGCCCGAGGGCTCGAAGTTCGAGACCTTCCAAGTCAGCCCCCACCATTACATGACCGCTGTGTGGAATAAATAGCTGCCGTGCCCAAGGAGCACTCACGACCTGCCCCAAGTTCGGACCACGGTGAACATTTCGCCCAGTTTGTGTAGCAAGGCTGCAGCTGTGATGGATGCAACCGTCCTGCTCAATCGTGTTGAACCAAGAGTTAGCACCCTCAGATAACTGACCTAGCCACTTCTGCAATGTCAGTAGGCGGATAAACATCTCACATTCTTCATGCAGTAATTCTTTGCCCTGTTGCAGTGCAATATCACGTAGCTCGGACAGAGCAGCTTCATCAACCTGAGGCTTACCGCTGGCAGTCAGCTTGGTAAAGCGTGCCTGCCTGAAGTTCTGCAGTGCCCATGCAATGTGCTGACGACTAGTGGGGTTGAAGTCAAGCAGCTTGGTAAATGGTGCGCCTGCAACGTGCCCTTTTGTGCCATTCTTACGTTTAGGAGTGAAGACTTTACCGGGCACGTAAATAAAACGTGTCTGAATTTTAGCTTGTAAGTCTGTGACCTCTTGATTAAGCTCAGCACGGACACGCTCTGCTGCGGCCACATCAAATCTGAAACCAGAAGCCTCTTGCTGAGACATGATTTCAGCCATACGCATCTCAAGATTTACACAGTCAAGCATTTTTGTATTCCTCAATTAGTTGATAGTTCGGATAATCAGTCTGTAATTTCTTCAGCATCCATCCGTGAAACTTAACAGGTGTCAGTCTGTCAGTCACTAGAATCGTCTGATTCCTGTGATTGAAGTGAACCTTTTTTGTCATTTTTATTAAACCCAAATTTTTCTTTAGTCTTTTCATCGCGTTTCTTAGCGCGTTCTTTCTGTGCCAACTTGGCAATGCTTTCCATTACTTTCAGTGTGTCTTCTACTTGAGCGCCCTTAGGCATACGAGAGGAGACTTCATTAAAGAGTGGGAAGAAAATATCAGAAGCTTCAACGACTTCTTCAATAGTCAGCGGTGCATCTTTCTTAGGCATAGTCATTCATTCTCCGGAGCATCAGCTCATATAGTTTTACGGTTACTTCTGTATCTTGAATACAGTAATCAAGCATCTCAGGTGTATATACATCCCAAGCAGCTTCGTGCTTACCAAAATCACCTTTGAAGCACTTGAGTCGGTAGCCCCATGCCTCTAGGCTATGACGGCCATAGAGTTTTTGTGGCATACCGATGGGGCGACGTTCAAAGTCACGGTCTGCAATGTGTGGATAGAACAGTCGTGACAGAACGAGAGTATCGATAAGGACACCCTGCGGTTCAAAGTCATACAGCTCTTTGATAAGTGGGACATCAAAGCCTGCAATGTTATGTCCGATAAGAATGTCAGCACGTTTAAGTTGCTCGACACCCTCATCTAGGTTGCCGCGTGGTGCGTCCCACACGATAGGTTCGTCAATTGCATTAGTGTCACGAGCAACAATGCAGTGCAGCTGGCTACCACGACGTAGTAGTCCAGTAGATTCCAAGTCAAATAGTAGGGTCGTTTGAGTCATTGATTTGTTCGTCATATTTTTCAGGGCTGATACCATCTTCTGTTGCCGGGCTATGCGTATAGAGGTCTTTGTTTTCGAACTGAGCTTCGCGGTCGTCGAAGCGGGGGGCTTGGTTGTTTGTTGAGAATCTTTCATCTTCGTCTTCAAATATAGGTTCAATTGATATGGCTAGTTCGCGTGCTAGTCGTGCAGCACGTCTAAATTCGTCTTTGTAGTAAGGCTCCCACTCATGAGCTAGGACAACAATTTTTTTAATACCCATTAAATACAACTGAAAGATAGATGCAGAGTATGGATATCGAGTGGTATAGACAACAGCTCCTGTAATAGGTGTTCCTCGTTTGCAAGCAGTAGCTATAGCGTATGTTACACAGTCGATTTCGACTTTGCAATCAGCTAAGCAACTCCTACCATCACCTACTATCTCACGATCACGGACGATAATGCAACCACCTTTTGCAATCGGATGGTTAGATGCTTCCGCAACCTGCTTTGCAATTCCCATAAAGTATTTCTCTTTGTTTGGAATGAATGTAGGGTCTGATTTAATGACGGCCATATCTCACATATTTATACTGTCGTATCTATAGTAAGAGAGACTGCTAGATAATGAGGCATATGGATTACAAGGAATTCAAGAATCAATACAACATGTTCAACGATTGGAATGAGAAGTTCAGGGATAGCATTGAGTCGTCTTTCAAAGAAGACCGAGTCAATCACCCATCACACTACACACGCGGTCGTCAAGAAGCAATTGATATTATTGAAGATGCAATTCAAGATGCACCTACACCTGCTCAAGGATTACTCCAAGCACAGGCACTGAAGTATCTTTTGCGAATTTGGAACAAGGACAATCCAGTAGAGGATGCAAAGAAAGCACGCTGGTATTTGGATCGTCTGATCACTAAATTCCAAGAATTCGAATAAGCTAATCGCCGGCGTTAGCCGGCTAACAACGCTGGAAGTAAAGACCTTGCTCGCACTCTTTAAGCTCTTCGTGATCTTGAATGTGCGGTGCAAGGGTTTTTAGTATCAAGTCATTCTCAATAGACGTGTGCTTGAAGATGCAGGCATATCCCTTTTGAAAAGGCTCTAGCTCATGGTCAATGCAATACCAGTTAATAGGCTGCAAGAACTCCCATGGTTCTAGTCCTTGTGATGCCCAACAGTTCAATTCTTCTAAGCGCTGCGCTGTCTTGATGATGTGCGCTTCGTGTGCTTGTTCATTTGGAACATATGTGAAACCATTTGGGTGCCAGAGGGCGTGCTTCCACATGATGGTTCCATCACGATGAATTAGTCTCCAAGGATGGACACGATTACCTGAGGGTAAATCAAAGAAGACGTCTGGAGAGAGATGTTTGGACATTAAACATTCCCTCGGGTTTCATTGTAGTAGTCAAGGTCTCGCTGCCAAGAATCGCCTGCAAACTCATTGAGACAAACACGGCCGATATCACGGAAGGTGTTGTAGAACAGAGTGACCTTATCGATTGCACTGACTGCTACCTCGACTGGAGGTCCATAGACAAGGATGTTCCAAGCAGAGGGGCAGATAGGTTCGAACCCAGATGCTGTAGCTCTTAGCTGCTTAACTCGTTTAAACGGAATACAGAAAGGATAATCAAGTAGAGCAGGCCCTGCTCGCATGATTTCACTTGCGTTAGTAAAAAATACAAAGCTATCAATGTGATGGTTACGATACTCGTCAATGGTTTTATTAAGCCAGATGCGAGTAGTTCTGACAGCACCTTTGGGTGCAACAAAAACGTTGCCATGCCAGTGCTCTTGCAAAGGATTGATCTCTACAGATGGAACAGTAGTTGCATCTACGAGAACCTGCTGCACTGGATCAGACGTAGGGTCATAGTCAATAGACCCCATCACTGTTCGTGCTCTCTCAATAATTTGTGGTGTCGGGTAGAGAGGTAGTTTGATACCAGAAGCTTTTAACTTATCCGCTAAATTCTGCTGTGATCTCTCGGAAGCTTTCTTGGCTCCCACCTGCTTCGACACTAAATGTTCTTGTTCCCGCATCACTGATCAATGTAATTAAAACGTTTTTAGACCAGTCATTTTCGTCAATCTCTTCCATCAACTTGCGTAAGAACTCAAGGACATCTCGGTCACCTTCGCTTTCGGCAACAATAATATCTCCTTCTACATCTGATCCACTCATGTAAGTAGTGGAATCATTTTGTAAATTCAATACAAGTGTGCCTGCACCTCGTGCTTCAACACCGTTCATTGCGATGTTAATAAGGTCAGTGAGGATTAACTCAGCAGTAGCTGCAAGGAACTTCTGCTCCTGTTCTTTCTCTTCTCCCCACTTGTCAGATTGAAGAAGTTGTTCAAGTAAATCGGTTCGACGTGACATAATTTAATGACTCTTTTGTAATGATATTCTAATTAAAATTCTTCTGTGGGGTTCTCATCATTCTCCTCATTGTCTGTAGGAGCGCGATACTTACCGGGATCAGAAGGTTGCACTTGTGAGATGTGATTTCCAGCAGCCATGTCTGTCATGACTGCTTCGAATCGTGCTCCAAAGTCAGTGGTAGGGTCAAGCAATAGTGCAGTGCGTGCATCAATATCATCTGACTCATCTAGTTTTGCTTGCACTTTAAGCGCTTCTTCCATGACATACTCTTGAATCTGTTGCTTGAGTGTGTGTAACTGACAAGCAAGTTCAAAGGATTCCATGTAGCTATCTTGATCAACGAAGACGCCAATGTGCTGCGGTATTAGATGGAAAGGATTACAGCAATACTTATTGCCGCAAGTAGTCTTGACTCCAGTGAAGCCAAGGTCACCCCATGTGAACCACATAGCAACACGCTGAGGGTGATGCTGCGTGGAAGTGCTGATGCCTGGACGACGCCATGCAAACTGCGGTTGTTTAGTGCGAGGGTTAATGGTTCCATTCCATTCCCAACATTCATCGGGATTGGCTATATCAACTTGCGACCAGAACTTAAGAGCTTTAGATCGATACTTCTTTAGCAACCTTTCAATATCAAAGGAGAGCATCCCTTCGCGAGCTGAACCTACGCAACGCACACAAGCTTGATGACTGTCGTAGCGCATTGAGTGTGAGGAGAATCTACCTAGCGAATGGCCGCTATAGATACAGAGCTCACCCTCTTCTGCTGTATTAGAGATTTGAAGGTTACGCCTACCGTAGGTGTGGCCACCTCTTCGTTTGCTTGGTTGCGCTTCAGCCATATTAAAAGTCTCCTTGAGGTTTGACATGAGTGCCACCCAGTGCTGGGTATTGTTCTTCGGCTGATAGAGGTTCAATCAAAGTATTGATTGTGTATTCATACCGAGTGCTGTTCTCATACTTGATGCGAACTAGCTTTGTGCGTGGAGTGTAATACTCCGGCCTACCAACAATGAGAGCAGTCTGATCGTTGGTA